GTGAAGACCGTGAGGGTGTAATCAAATATCGTTGTCTTGCAAAGGCATATGATAAAGAAGGTGAAGTGAAACGCACAGTCGGTGTCTGGTATGATGATGTCGGTATGTGGACACAGGAGTTAGAAGAAGAATTTGAAAGTTGATTTAATTATCGGTGGAACGGATTCCAGTGAAGAGGAATCCAACTTCATGAGTAAAAAGAAATTTACTCGTATGGTTGAGGACACCGTGAAAAAGAAGTCCTTGACATATATGGATGCGGTTGTCCACCTATGTGACGACAATCAATTAGAGATTGAAGATGTTAAGAAATATATCGCGACATCTATCAAAGAGAAAATTGAGATGGAAGCAATGAATCTTAATTATCTCGATAAACGGGAAACCTTACCCAATGATTAATTATAAATAAAGGTATTGACAAACTTATTATATTATGATACAATTAATACACACAATACGCAAATATACGGAGAATACATATGTCTTTTGCAAATCTAAAATCTAATCGAACAGACGTTTCCAAACTCGCACAAGCAGCAGCGGAAATCTCTGGTCAAAAACAAACCACCAACAAATATGAAGATACACGTTTCTGGAAACCTACTGTTGATGAAGCAGGGAATGGTTTTGCACAGGTTCGTTTCCTTCCTGCCGCTGAAGGTCAAGAACTTCCGTGGGTTCGTTACTTCGACCACTTCTTCAAAGGCCCGACTGGTCAATGGTATGTTGAGAAGTCCTTGACTACTCTGGGTAACAATGACCCTGTGAGTGAACACAACTCGCGCCTTTGGAACTCTGGTATTGATGAGGACAAAGAGATTGCTCGTAAACAGAAACGCCGTTTGCATTATGTCGCAAACATTCTGGTTGTGAGTGACCCGTCCAATCCGACCAATGAGGGTAAAGTATTCCTCTATGACTTCGGTAAGAAAATCTTTGACAAGATTATGGATGTGATGCAACCACAGTTCCCAGGCGAAGAACCAGTCAACCCGTTTGACTTCTGGACTGGCGCAGACTTCCAGTTGAAGATTCGTAACGTTGCGGGTTATCGTAACTACGACAAGTCGGAGTTCAAATCACCTTCTGCATTGTTTGAATCAGATGAGACCAAACTTGAAGCGACCTACAACCAACTACATGATGTCAGTGAGTTCGCTGACCCCAAGACTTACAAGTCTTATGAAGAGTTGAAGAGTCGTTTGGAAGTTGTTCTGGGTCAGTCAACCGGCGCTGGTTCGACTGTAAAGAATGAGTCTCTCGCACAAACCGCAGAGGCAGTATCACCAAAAGTAGTAGAACCGCAAGTGATTGCGTCTGCGCCTGAACCTGTAGTCACGGAGACTGTAGACGGTGATGAGGATGATACACTATCATACTTCGCGAAACTTGCTGCAGAAGACTAGGATTCATTCTCCTATGGATGATGGGAAGGGGAGACTTCGGTCTCCCTTTTTTATTAGAAAGATGCCGCTTCTCTGTCTAGGTCATCAGTTGCGGGAGTCGGGTCAGTAAAGACTGCGGTATTACTACTCATATTAGTAGTTGTCGGTGCGTTTACAGTGTTTACTGCCATTGCAGCCTTTTTAGCATCATTTGCCTCTTTATTCGCCCGCATTCTTTCAATGTTCGCTTGTCTTATTCTTGCCTGTTCTTGTGTCGCGACAACCCTCTCAACATTTTGTGGCGCAGCGATTGGAGGTTCAGGTTCTTCTTCGCCTGTCTCCCCTTGTTCAGTAGGTAATGTTGTTTCAGCACTACCTTCACCCGTTTTCAATACTTTACTAAATGTTTTCTGGAATGCTTCGATTGGACTATCGCCGCCTGGCAGAACAGCGCCCAATGCTGCAGCACCACCCGCCAAAACTGCTGGCCCAAATAATAGAAGTCGTTTCACATAAACCATCATTGACTTAAACATCTGTGACAGACCAGCACTAAACCCATCCTCAAATCCACTGAATAGATTTTTAAGAACATCATTAAATACACGGGCAACACCCATGAATGTATCTTTAATCATATCAGCAAAACTGAAACCAGATAATGCCGCTTGGACATTCTCAAATCCAAGTTTACCCGCAATAAATCCAATCGCAGATTTTACTAGGTCAAGAGGCATACCAATCAGTCCAGATAGAACACCGCCGATTGCACCAAGAATACCACCTAAAACCCCTTCTTGTTGATACCCTGAAATTGCACCCTTGATACCATCGATAATACTCATTATTAAAGTAAGAGGTGCAAAGATTACTCGACCCAGTGTCTTGAATACTGTAAATATCGGAGACAATGCGCCACGCAATGCACTAAAAGTTTTTCCAATAGTCTGGAAAACTTGAGTGGTAGAATTGACACCACTCTTAATAGTATTACCAATCCCTTTCAGTGCAGAACCAACTTCTTTGAAACTATCAGCGAATACACTTGTAATTGGTTTGAAGAGATTACCAAATTTAAGTATTGACTTGACAAAGTTTGATGTAGTGGTTACTGGTTTACCATCAATACCTAGTCCAAATAATCGAAACATACCACCTTGAATAGTCTTGAAAAACCCCGTGGCACTAACAAACGGACTTCTTACCGCTCTCAAGAATCTTGCGAACTTCGATGCAGATGGGTCTAACTTTCCATTTGGTAACAGACCTATGAGTCTAAACACACCACCTCTAATTTGTCGTGTAAGGTTTGTTATCGCCTTACCAATTCTATTACCAGTCAAATTATCAAAGGTTCTACCAAGTGCAGCAAGGTATTTACCTAGACCTACCGCGATACCTGTTGCAAGACCAGAGATTGCTGCAGTAACAATACCCAGAAAACCTAGAAGACCAAACCCCAATGCATCTTTCGCACCGGCGGCCGCATCACTAAAGTTCTCTTTAGTGGGTTTGGGGCCAGATACCTTCTCTCGTGCTTCTTCGAGTTTGTCGAGTTTACTAGATTTTTGTGCCTGAAAAAATTGTCCAAAAGATTTATTCAGAGTGGCGAGTTGCTCAATCTGTTTTTTATCTCTCTTTTCACTTTCTGCGCCTTCTTCCTGAACCGCTTCGGTGAGGTGTGCTATGGTTACTTCTGCCATTTTTAGAACCCGTTATTATTTTCTTTCATTTTTTCTTCTTGTTCTTTTAACCACTCTTCCAGTAATACTAGATAAATCTCCCTCTCCCACGGCATCATATGTTCAATATCATGTAATGAATAATTAAAATGTTGCATCAGCGCGAAGTTGGTCTTGAAATGATTGACCAAATTATCATGCGAGAGGCATACTAAAAAAAATCTTGAAGACCCTCCAGTGTTACTTTATTCTGATGACCACACTCACAGGTGAACTCAACCTCTTTTCTCATGACGGGAACAGTCTGAAGAAATTTGCCAATCTTTTCGAACTGAGTGTTGGTCATGGATTCAATAAAATCATTCAATTCTTTTTTACTTACTTCATTGGCCAAATGTTTTTCATCATCGGTCAGAATTGCTACAACACAATCTTCTAACATTTGAAATCCAAACTCTGCCTCACTGATACCCTCTTTGAAGTTTTTTACAAAACCATCATAGGTTGGATATCTCATCTCAACATAGATATCATCTGTCAACTGAATCACGGGGTCTACATCGGTCTTCTCAATCTTGACCGTAGTTAAATCAACCAAAACTTCGGTAGACTTATCACAGTCTATTGCATCACACTTCATTATCAGTGTAGATGTCTCACCAACAGACTTACTACGAATTTGAGTGAACATATACTCAACATCAAATGTTGTTAGTTCTGTTGATTTAATATCATCATTCACACATGCGATAACAGTATCCATCATCGCTCTCATTGCCTGTTTTTGGTCTTGCGACTCAAAAGCAGAGAGAAGAACTTTCTCCTCTTTGACCAAGTATGGTCTAAATGTGACAATCTTATCAGTTGATGGAATCACCATCTCGTATTTTAGATTGTCGTTTAGTTTAGGTAACGCCATTATTTACTCCACAATTATAAGAATTTCCTAATCAATTCACCAGCAAGACCTTCGATAAATCCACCGCCGCCGGCATCTCCGCCTTCACTTCTCCAGTTCTTATAAGATAACTGAACGTCTAGTTGAAGGTTCTGGCCATCATCACTCAACTCAATTGCATTCAATGTAGTTGGGTATGCTTTATCTAGTATACAAGTATAAGCAATCTTATCACCTGTAAGTAGATTTAAGTCAATCTCGCCTTGCGCCAAATCAAGAGGCCCAATACGAGGTAAACGATTCGCGATAGAACTTGGTAGTTTACCTGAATCAAAAATCTTTTTCTTTTTCAATGGAAATGCGACACCCTTTTTTATCTGTTGAATCACGACAGGGTGTGTATAGTCATTGTAGTATCCTACTTCTAGTGTCTCTTGATTTACTGCAAGATTTTGCCATGCCTCAAAGTATGTTCTGACTTTATAGTCATTCATGACATGAAAGGATAGAGATATATCATCCACTGCATATCCATATGCAACTTTGGTTGTCTGTAAACCAATCTGTTTCTCTGTAGAGAGGACTTGTCTGCCAGGCATTGATGCGGCTCTACACAACAAATTCATCTCTCTTGCTTCACCAGAGATAGGCGGAAGGAAAATCTTATAAAGATTTCCCATTGCAAAACCACCAGCTTTACCTACCTGTGATTTGAAATCATCGATACGAGTTGTCATTAACCTTTACCTATCATCTGTCTTGAATCGTAGAATACTTTTTGTGAGTTTGACTTACGGAAGTCTGCGGTTGGAAGAAAGGTTGCAATCTCCCATTCGGGTGCAGGGACTTCTGCAAATTTACTCGAAACGTGTTTATTCAAGTAGTGTTTGAAACATGGTTTATAATATCTCAGCTTTGAAATACTTTGTAATTTACTATATGTTATTGCGAACTTTGCATCATCAGATGTCTTACTAGTCGCGGTTTCCATTAATGAGTCTAACATCTTTGCACGAAGAATTGGTGGGAGATAATGAAGGTTCAATCCATAGAATCCACCTTCCGCAGGCCCGACTACGACAACCAATGGAAATACATCATAATATGGTAGTTTGTCTTTGGTCTTCGGGTCATAGAAGAACATCTGCATCGAACCGACCACGCCACGTTGCGCTCTTCGTTTGAGCGGTTCTTCTTTCATCAACTCATTACGGTTGATTGAACGAAGATTCGATGCTTTCTTCCGAAACCAATCA